ACATTTTCATGCGCGTCACCCCAAAGGTTTTGTAGATATCCAGCAGGACCGTCGACCCATCGGCATCCAGGATCTGGCCATTGAGCGCACCCATGCGTTGGAACTCATGGGTGGCATCAAGCTGTCGACGCGCTTTAGCCAGGCGTTTATTGACCACGTCCTGCACAGCCTGCAACTCGGAACGGGTGCCAAACGCGCGGATGCCTTGAATCTCGTCCGCCTTGATCGCGAAGCGCTGCGGCAGGTGCACGGTGTTGAACGGGATCAGGTTGCGCTTGGTGCCGCTGACCACCAGACCAGACGTGCCACGCTCGCCCGCTGGCACCAGCGCCAGGGTGTCGCCGTCCTTCTCGATCTGCACTGTCAGGGTGGTAATGCCCTCTTCCTGGAACAAACCGAGGCTGCTGATGCGGCCCGGCAGGTATTCCTGTTCGTTGATGGCGGCGGTCAGCGAAGAGACCGAAAACGCGTCATCGTTAAAGATTTCAATATCCGCCATGAAGCAATCTCCAGAAAGCAAAAAACCCGCACGCGGCGGGTACGGTAATCAGGGGGATCGTCTTAGCGGACGATCAGAAAATGGGTGGCCAGTGTCTTTTCAGCGGCTGGATCCAGACCCGTGAGATGGACTTCGCTGACTTCGGCCAAACGCACCACTGCACGGCCGCGACGGACCACATCGGACTCGCCCAGTGGGCCATAGAGAATGGCGATAGCGTTTTCGCTGCCGTCTTCGGCGGTTGGGTTGTACGGGGCGAACTCGCCGGTCAGGCTGACCAAGCCGAGGATCTGCCCCGGCTCCAGCGCGGGGCCTGCCGCGACATTGATGGCTTCGCGGGAAATGGTGCCGGCGGCTTCGGACAGGAGGAACTCGCCTGCATGCATCGGCTCTCGTTGAATCGTCATCGTCTTGCTCCTGTAGCAGATTGAGGTTTAGCGGTTCGCGCGGCTTGGCGCGCCGACCAGATAGAGGGTTGATCGATTTGCTTGGCCTGCACCTTTGGCGGTGGGTCTTCGTCCAGCGGCAGACTGTTGTCAATTTCAAAGCCCTTGCCGCTGCCCACGATCTTGTCGAACAGACGCGCACGAACCGCCGCCGCATCCAGACCGGCCGCGACGTACTCGGCACTGAACTCCGGCAAGCGCGCAGCCACGCACAAATCATTCACCGCCTTGGCCCGTGTCAGGCCGGCCTGGACGATCTCCTCACTTTCGAGATTGGTCGAACTGAGCAGCGGCGCGACCAGGTTGCTGATGCCCGCTTCCGCACAACGTTGGGTGATTATCAAGGCCAACTTGGCAGCGTCGACTACGGTCGGTTCCAGTGGCAGGTTGCCTGGCTCTAACTCCGGATCCGGTTCAGGGGGCTCGTCGAGCTGGGCCAGCAGTTCGGCCGGTGCGTGCTGGTAACGCTGCAGCACACCACCCTGGCCAAGGCACGCCTTGACCTTGATCCCGTCCCCGACCTCATCGGCCAGCCCCAAGGCCACCGCTTCGTTGGCCGTCAGCCAGGTTTCAGCGGCGACCAGTCGCCGCAACTCGACCTCATCAATCTCCGGCGCCTTGGCTTTGTAGGCCGCAATGATCGCCTCCATCGTTTGGTCGAGGACGTCGGCCACCTTGCGGAAGTCTTCGGCGTCTCCGGCTGCATAGGTCCATGGGTTGTGAATCATCAGCATGGCATTTGCGGCGATCACGACCTTATGTGCGCCGCACACCGCCACGCTGGCCGCACTGGCGGCCAGTGCATCAATTCGCCCAGTGCAGCGTTCGCCCAGACGCGACAGCGCGTTGTGCATGGCCAACCCGTCAAACAGGTCGCCGCCGATGCTGTTGAACGCCGCGATCACCTGCGAGACGCCATCGTCCATGGCGCGCAGATCCTGCACGAACTGATTGGCAGTGATGCCCCAGGCGCCGATCTCACCGTAGACGAACACCTCAATCACTCGTTCAGCGGCCTCGCCGTTAGCCTCCAGCGCGTACCAGGTTTTATCCTGCACCTGGACTCGCTGGCCCGCCCGGTTGTAAATGCGCGGTCGCGCGTTCTTGCTCATGATTGCTCCTTGTCGTCGATGGGGACGAAAGCTTCGAGAGTGGTGTAATTGAGACCGAGGGTTGTGGCCCGTTGCAGATCTGCCGCGTTTTCCGCATCGACCGTTTCCGCGTCGTAACCAGTGCGCAGGACCATTTCGCTACGTGAGGCAAAGCCCGCCTGCACTTCCATCCGCCGGGCCTGTACGTCCTGCACCGGCTGGATGTAGGCCCAGCCTTGCGGCACCCAACGCGTGCGCAGGTATTCGCGGCGACGCTGCGCGTAGTCCTCCAGCACCAGGACTCCCGACAACACCGCCATGTCCATCCAGGCGGCCCGGACCGGGCGGCAGAGCTGGTGGACGTAAACGCTGAATTGCAGTTGCTCCAGGCGGCGCCGGAACTCGTTCAGCACCACCCGCAGCGCCCGGTCGTTGACCTCGCGCATGTCGCCCGTGAGGATCTCGTAGGGCGTGCCCGTTCCCGCAGCAGCGGCCATCAGCTGCTGCCGCATGAAGTCCGGGTAGTTGTTACCGGCGTCTGGCGGTTTGGAGAACTCGACCTCTTCACCCGGCCCCAGCTCCTGCATCGTGCCGGGCTCCAGCGCCACCATCGGCGTGAAGCCGTCACGGTCGAGGCTCAACGGTTGGCCGGTGACGGGATCTCTCGGCACCGGTCCAGAGTCCTGCGGCGGTCGACTGATGAAGCCGGCAAACAGGTTGGCCACCTCCTGACGGAACAACACCGCGTCGTCGTAGTTGTCGAGACTGCGCAGGCGCTTCAGCACCGGCGACAATCGCGGCACGCCGCGCAGTTGCCCGGGCTCGACCGGTTCGAAAATATGCAGCACCTGCTCCGCCGGCACCCGCACCAACTGGTTGTAGCCGGCGTTCAGCGACGAGGCATCACGCGGATGCGACAGGTACATCCAGTACGCCACCCGTTTGCCACCGGGGGTGAACTCGATCCCGGCGCGGATGATGTTGCCGTTCTTGGTGGTCTCGTATTTGTCGTGCGGAACGAACTCCGGCGCCAGCGCCTGAATCTGCAACGGCACCGCCAAGCCTTCGTCCAGGCTGCGCGGCCGCAAGCGCACAAAGCACTCGCCGGAGGTCTCGACCGTGCGAGCGATCAGTGCCTGCTGGCCGTAGAAATCGGTGCGCTCATCGGCGTCCGACTCATCAACCCAGTCCTCCCACAGTTCCTGCAGCAGCTTGCGCAGGGCTTCGTCGTCGGTCTTGGGCCGTGGCGTGATACCGGTGCCGATCAGGTTGCTGACGCGCTTGTCGATCACGTTGTAGGCATAGGGATCGTTGCGAACCGCCGCCCGCGAGCGCGAACGCAGGTTGCGCAGTGCCGGGGTGTTGATGCTGTTGATCCCGTTGTCGGGAGCATCCCAGCCAGTGGATCGGCGGCCCTCTCCGGCGCCTTCGTAACTGGCCTTGATGTTCGACGGCAGCAAGAATCCGTTACGGGTCAGCGTCGGATAGTGGCGGGCCATTAGACTCCTTTGCCTCCGTGGTACAGCCGAACCACGCGAGAGCGCGGCCCGGCAGCGCTGATCAGCGACGTGCGGATTTCTTCACGAGCCTTGAGCAGCTCATCGACGGTGCGGTACTCCACGGTGCGGTCGGTGTAGCGCACGGTTTTTTCACCGCGAGCGATGGCCGCCTCAACCGCGTCGAGGTGCTTCTGGGTAAATGACATATCAGCGTCTCTTGAGGTAACCGCTGCTGGAGCTGCGGCGTTGAGGTGGCGGTGCTGCCGGTCGCGATTGCACGACCGGAGCAGCGGGTTGCGGTGCCGGTTGTGGTGCGGCAACGGGTGATGCTGGCACCGGGTTACTGACGCGTTCGCCTTGAACGGGCTTGATGCCCAATGCTTCGTCGAACAGTCCTGACTGCGCCAGCGCCTGACGCACCCGCTCCCAGTCGTGTTCCTTGTAGCGGTTGAGACCCAGGTAGTGCGCCATGGCCAGGCAGTACACCATCAGGTCGAGCGCTTCGTTGCGCTCGGCCTTGCCCTTGACCCACTCGATGCGCTTGTGGCCGCGGATGTAGCGCGCAACCTTGCGCT